GGAACAAGAGGATTATTTGTTCAGCCAAACTTAAATACATCTATTTTACTTGGCACAATCAATCCTATTGAAAATGGTACATCAACAAGTGCAGATTATTCAATAAGTGAGAGTGAAGCATCATGTTAAAATATAAATATAGATTAAGAGTTGATGATAGTTCAGAAGAGATTAAGTTAGATGATTTTTATATCTCTTCTGACTTATCGTATATAAGTGGTACAACCAATGACAAGTATGCCATATCTAAAGGAGATAAAGTATCAATTTCATCAGCATATTTTCCAAAGTTAATTACACTTCCTGTTACTTATATTGAATCAGTGAAGAGAAATGGGTATATTGGAGTAAAGAAAGAATTAGACATATATACTCTGTATTATAAGGATAAAAGCTGGGAAGAAATAAAAGATTATGTGGTAAAATATGTTGAATATAATGGTAACGTATATTATCAAGATACATCAAATAAATTATTACTTTCTTTCTATATTGATGGTGTTGTATATCAAGAACAAAATGATGCATTAAAGCTTTCAATTATTGAAAAAGCGTATATTGAAAATAATAAGGTAACTATTGATGATATTGAATATGATGTTATTTTGGATAAAAACAATAATAATGTTCTTTTCATTGATAGTGCTGGTTATTCATTTAAGAAATTAGATTCATGGGATATATCTCATGTTTCCTATCAATTTGAATTTGTAAAGAAGATTGCTATTGGTAACAATAATGATTTAATCATTGATTATACATCATTAACAAGATATGGATATAAACCATATATTAGTTATAAGGGATATAGAAAGCCATTGAAACCATTGATAGATTCAAATGGTGAATTTGAAGGAATTGGTGTAGTGGCTGGTGGAACAAATTATTTTTGCAATTGCATTGAAGAAACAGAATCTTATGATGATGATACAAATGGATATTTGAACAATATCTATGATAAAAATGCTTACATGAAAAATGATAATGGTTATGCTACAATGGAAATAAATGGAGCAGAGCATATCATATCATTTGAACCAATGAAGGTAAATAATGGTAAGATTATTTGCATTGAATCAAAGCAAGAGAATTTACCTATATTGATTGGTGATACCATTATTGCTGATTGCAACAACGCAAATCAAAAATTGATTGTAAAAACAGATGGTGATGAAAGATATGTCGTATTTAATGGAGTTAGATATAAAGAGATTGACAACTTATTAGATACTGTCATAATCAATGATAATGAATATCAAATTTCATATAGTGGAGATAGTGAATATCCATATGTAGGCATGATTGCTACTTGTACATTGGATGATGATAGTGTTATGTATTTTAAAGTAACCAATGTAGATGATAATTATCATGCAACAAGTGTAAAGAAGGTTGATTATAATGACGGTAAGTTTAGTGATTCATATACAGTTAAATATGAAGATTCAACACTTGTATATGATATTGCTCCTGAATATAAGGTAACAAATTACAGTGGATTTATCATCAATAATAGAAAATGTAAGATAAATCAGGTTTATACCAATAAATTAGTTGATAGTGAAAATAATACAGAAGAAGAGGTATTATCTTATGAGTATGTATTATTGGTTCAAAGCTATAAGTATAAGTTAAATGTAATTGATACGGTTGGCAATAATAAGATATTATGTAATGTTGAAATAAATCCTAATATATATGAAAAAACAGAATATAGAAATTTGATTGATGAAGCAATTACATTATTATCAACAAATGATTGTATTTTAACGAAGAAGGAAAATGCTTTTGGCACAACTGATTTAGAACCAATTTCATGGTGTGTTAACGCAATAAATGCATCAGGATATAGCTCTACCTATGAATTAAGTGATATACAAAATAACATACAAATATTAAAAACTGGGGTATATTTAACTTTTCCTATCACATTATCAAATAACAATGACTATTCGCATAATCAGGATGATTTAGTAACTCTGTATCATTATAATGAAAAAGAGGATGAATATATCAATGAGTTAGTTGATATGGAGAAAGATATGTATATGCCTGTTATTATGGATTCTAATAATAGTCCTAAGATGATAAATTCAATTGAATTTAATTTACATTTTAGAACAAGAGATTTAGATAATATTTGGCAAATCTATCAAGATGGTGAAACTAATGATAGTGGTGTGAATAGTTCTATCAATCATAAAATGTCTAATTGGTTTATTACTGATTATTATTCATATAATAGAAAAAAGGATATATTTGAATTTAATAAATTAGTGAAACTATCTGATTTATTAGGCTTCTTATATTTTACAACAGATGATGTTAAGTATCAGCAAAAGAAATTAACCAATTCATTTTTGAGATTGACTTATTATGATTCAAAGAATCCTAATACACAAAATATGTTAGGAACATCAACTATATTCTTTGATACTGAGAAATATTATAATGTAATTTATGGGAATAAACCATCATATTGTTTCTTTGAAGATGTATCTCAATATGATAATGAAGATTCTGATTGGATTGTAAATTATGATTACGGAGCAACAGTTTTGAGTGAAAGGTACACAGGAATATTTGATGTAGATACAATATCAAGCTCATTCTTGGGGAATAATGTTTACTTTGATTATGATTATACGGGAGATAGATTGGATAGCAAATTAGTGGCAAATAATCCTTATATTGTAAATTCAGGTTCTAATGAAAGTTTTAATGCTTATATATTAAAATATTTTGCAAATAAGGAAAAGAAACAGACAATCTATCTAATGTTTGAATTTTTCCATGCTGGAAAAGGAAGCAGATTACCGTTTATTATTCCAACAGATGAAAATAATAAAGCAATATCAAATTGGACTCAATCAAATTTGGATAAATTTAAAGAAGGATATGCTTTAAATGATATTTATCGTAGATTATATGTTCCAATTGAAATATCATATAATAATGATTTAAGAAGATTTGTATATAATATTTCTGATGATAATAATTATGCTAAAGCGATTGTCAATGGAGATAAATTGGTATTCAATCTTTTTGAATTGAAAACTAAAACAAGTTATACATCTTAGATAAGCCATGCATAAGATTCAAAAGACAATATCTTTAGATACATATAAGGCAAAGGTTCCTTTAATCTATCCTTCTATTAAGGATGGAAAGATTAACTATATAGATAAATCTTCAATATCGGAGAATAAAAATGCAAATTATGGCTTAATTCCTTTATTGGTAAATGAAGCTATTTGTGGCGGATATTCATCATTTACTGAATCAATGGCTAATGTTTATAGTGAAAAAACATTATCATATAATACATTGAAAGAATGGTATGATGAATTTAATTCATACTATGATTTATTGTATTCAAATGTATGTAAAAAGGTATATGCCAATGCTATTGAATATTATGATGATTTATTAAGCAATTCATTTGAAGATAAGAATGAGTATGAAACATTAGATGCTACGTTTAATGAGCATGGTGGTAGCTTATTCTATAAGTGGTTAAATGATTGTTATTTTGGGTTGCTTGATTTAAGACATGAATATAATGAGGCGATAACTTTCTATACGAATTCACCATTTCACATAAGTAGAACTATCAATGAATGGATTGAATGTATTGATAAATTGGATTGTAATAAGTATTATTATCCTGATGCAATTGCATTATATGCAAAAGTATATTTGTTATATAAAAGATTTGGAAATAACACAGAAATCACTAATCAAGAAGATTGTTGTGACTTTGAATATTATAAATCAATAGGAGGATATGATTTGTATTTGATATTAAAGCAATGGATTGATAAAATATCATCAAAGATTGATACTATCAATAGTTATGTAAAATCAGAATGGGAAAATTTAATTCCAAACCTATCAATTATTACGAATTTACAGCAAAAAGTTGAAGATTTAGGGGATTATAGTATATTTTCTATAGATTTCATTCCTGGTAGAGAATATACGAAGGGAAATGTATGTACTTATGATGATAATGTGTATATATTAACTGGAAGTACATCAGGATATAAAAAATCTGATGATTCTGATGAAATAATTATTGATTTGAAGCAATGGGCGAAGTATTCATCCTATTATTTTAATAATAATCCAAGTGAACAGAACAAGTATTCGAATGATTATAAATTAACTGGAACGACTCGTTCATATTTGGAAGAATTTAAGAGAAATGTTCCATTTGTAGATTTAATGGGTAATGAAATGCCCGGATATTACGAATATCATCAATCAGATAGCATATTTTCTCCACCTGAAGGTGCATTATTGGATTTACCTTATAGAGTAGGTGATTATGTAAGAGAAACATTAGATGATTCTGATAATAATATCTATAGGGGAAATGTATTATATCAAGCTAATGTATATTTGAAAGATACAAGTGGAAACACAATTGAAGATACAATCATAGAAATTCTTCAAAACGATGGTGTATCATCTCATGATAGTGAGATAGAAGAAAATATTGAAGATTATTCTGATATGTATGATGGAAATTTATATATTGATTTCATGTATTATAAAGGATGTTTATTTACGGTTGATACGAGTGGAAATGTTCATGTAAAGAAAGCAGATAATTCTGATTATTATACAGGAATAAAGTACATTGAAACTTGTACATTAACAAAGAAGAATTGTTCTTATTATACATCAAATGATTCGAAATATCCGTTGAAATATTATGAATTGGATTATGTAAATAAGGAAGAGTTTTACTTTAAAACAGTTGGAATAAACAAGGAAATACCTTTGGCAACATGGTATATGAATCCAAGTTCTTTTGATTCAAATGATGAGGTTGTTGCTCCTGCATTTAGAAAGGAAGAACTATTAGGATTTACATCACCAGAGATATTAAAAACACCTGAAAATGGTATTTATATCAATAGAGGGTATTTAACTGCATTGGATAAACATATAAGAATTGGTGAAATATCTTCAATAGAAACGTTGGAAAGCTATGGAAATGGCTTGTTCACGATGTTAAATAAGGAAACAGAAAGTAGTTTATAAGATTATGGCAAATGGTTTATATGGAGCTAATATTCCAGCACTAATAAATGATAATGATATTACAAAATATGTTGATATATATTACAACTATTCTGAAACGAGAAATAGTAGTGATGTAGAATCCTCTTATTTTACCAAGTTAGATGCTGAGAATTTGAAAAATGTTGCTCTTACGACAGATGATGATACAACAGATACAATTGTTGAAGGCTTATATAATTTGAAATTGCCTTCAAATGTATTTGGTTCAAAAGGATTTTATACAATCTATATAAAGCCGAAAGAAGTTGCTGTGACCATTGCTGATGTAGCTACATTAAAGGATTTTCCAAGTGTAAGAGGAATTGTAATTGATACTAAAAGCGTAGATAGTGATATATTAACTCAATGTAAAACTAATAATGGATTGGTTGGATATAGAATTATTTACAAGAATGATGATGGTTCACGTTCAAGTGATATAAGAATCGTTACATCTAATAATAGATGCGAGCCAGTTACGGTATCAACACAAACAACATCTTCTAATTCTTATGCTTATCAATTCAACGATAATGCTTCATATACATTCTTAACTGTTTCTCCTTCACTTCCTTTAAGTTTTAAGGCAAGTTCAGCTCCATTCATAGGTAAAAGTAGTCAAGATGTTTATCTTGTGAACACATTGTTTGAGCCTATTTGCATTGAATTGGAGATGGTTGATAATGACACAGATACAATTACTAATTTGATTACTGGTTCACAATTAAGAGATTTGAGTAGAGGATTGATTACAACATTTGATACAAGTGGTAATATTATTGCCCAACATGAGTTGTCTACACTTAGAACAGATGATTCAGATGGTGCTCAATATGAATTGAAGTACAATAGAAGCAATAATATTGATTCAACACAAACATTAGAAGATAAAGTATCTGATTAACCATGGCGAAATACACAAAATCACATTCCAATTATAGACTCACACAAAAACACCAAGAGATAAACAATGGTACAATTCTTGAAAGAGATATTAGTACCATTGGTGGTGTTGATTCATTTGCAACAGGTCAGACACCTATTTATCAGAGTGGTAATTTTGTTATTACCGTTAATGATACTGTAACAGCAACAAAACATATCATTAAAAAAGGATGGCATCAGAATAGTGAGAGTGGCGATACATGGAATAAGCAAATATTAGAGAATTATGCAAGTGATGTAAATGGTTCTGTTGAATCATCAATTACTTTAAAGAATGATTTTGTTGATTTACGTTCATTTGCTTGTTATGGTTCTTTATATAGTCTTGTTGAAATATCTATTAGTGGTATTATTCAAAAATATCCTTATGAAATTTATATTCCAAAGAGAGATATTAGTGAAAAAATAACAACGTTATTAGATGGCCATAGTTTATTTGAATTAAGTAATCCAGCTTTAATTGATTTTTATACTGAGAATCCTACAAATTATGATGATTCAAATGAATTACATTATTTGCTTAATGGTGGATATAAGAATTATGAAGTAATTGATTCAGATGATAATAGATATGATTTAAGCCTATTAAGTGTAAATTCCGCTAAACTTTCTGATATTGTTGTTTCAAAGAGTGTAGATGTGCGAGTTAATGTATTAACATTGCCTGATAGTTCATATATAAATAATAGTACTTATTTTCATATTACAGAATCTGGAACAACTTTTACTTCAATTGTGTGGAATAGAACAAAATATAGTGTAAAATTCTATAATAAGGATAAGAATAATTTCAAGCTTGGCGCTAAATACTTTTTAAGATATATCAATGGTTCATTCATTGTTTTGGATGAAATGTGCCAAGAAGATGGAGATTTCTTAGGCTCTGTTAGCCTTATGTACAATAATGGAAAAGGATTGATAAATCTCTATGCTTTTGCTGACAAGAATGTAGGCGTTAAGTGTTGTAGTGAAACATATAGTGAAGAATTACATATAAGACCGAAAGAATCTGAAGGGTTTTATGATGAATTCTTAGATGGAATGAATCAATTTCAGAAATGCTTATTAGGCGAATATAGTAATACAAAATTCGTTGCTAACTTTGAGATATTAACTGAAACTGATAGTGGATTAAGAAAATCAACAGAGAGATTTGAATTACCAACAGATGATGGTGGGTATAATATTGATTCAAGCAGTATTGCTATGGAATCTTATGTTAAGAGATTAGCAAAAATTGCATTGAGATATGATGAAATATTCACTGATAATATGTATCGTCTTATGACGCATGAATCATTAAAGAATTTCGATTGGACGAGAAACTTTAATGGGCATGATAATGATACAGATAATGAATATGTTGATAATGGAGAAAAATTCAAGTCAATTATAAGAATCATTGGATTTGCATTTGATAATGAGAAATCATATATTGATACCATTGGAAATGTGAATAGTATTTCTTATGACAATCGTTCAAATATTCCTGATTATTTTTTAACTGATGCATTATCTTTAGATGGTTGGGAAACTACTACCATATATCCATTTGAATTGAAATTTACAGATTCTGAAGGAAATGAAGTAAAAGAAAATAAGGATGCAAGCATTGGTAGTGATGAAAGATATCAATGGGATGAATTACAAACAGGGAATACATATACACGTTCATTCTATGAAAATAATCAAGATATAATTTATCCTTATGGTTATAGTGAAGGTGAATTCTATCAGGCTTGTGTGAATGGAAAACCAACATTATTATCTGTACCAGAAGATAATGATAGTTCGGAATATTACGTTGAAAATGGTAGTGTAAAAAACATTATTAAGGATTATAGCAATCAAACTGAATATACCATTCCTAATATTAACAATGAGTTCATGAAGAGATTAAAAATGAATTCTCGTTATATATTAAGAAAGAAAGGAACAATTGATTCTATTGAATCATTATTATCATTATTTGGCTATAGAAGTAAGAGATGGTTTGACGCTTTAAACACAACAAGAGTTGGTGAGAAGTATTATAGCAAATATTATAACATTGAAGATAAAGCGCCATACGATTTTGATATAACTGAATATACAGCTTTTGTTGAACCTATCAAGGAGTCATGGGATGGCGTTCATGATATGTATAGTATTGATTTTTATAATTCACAGAAGAAGATTTCTTACAATACACAAACATATATCAATGGTGAATATGTATCATACCAAGGATTACCGATAGCATATAGAGATGTTGATGATAGTTACATTGATGATGATAATAAAGTCAATGAAAGACGATTATATCCTAACTTTGATAGTGATAGTATCTATGATGGTGGAATGTATTATCAAATGAATGGCGGTTGGCTTGATTATTGGCCTTATTCATTTGATGTTAGTTCAACTTTGATTCCTAATAGTATTGGAAAAACAAATAAGGAAACATATAGAAACGTAAAACAAGTAAAGAATCTATCTGAATTATTAAGTCAGAGAAGTTCAGTTCTTGAAGATAATGTTGTATTCTATGTCCTTGACTTATCAACAAATTATGCTGTTATTGGTGGTAGAATTTATGAATTGGCTCAGGAAGTAATAAATAATAATATTTATTATTATTTTAAGATTGTAGTCAAACTGTTTGGAACGAGTATTGGTGATTATTATTTCAATCAATATATAGACACAAAGAATTATAGTGGCGAAACTGTTACTTATGATTTAACTCAATGTGTTGATGGAACTATCATCAAGATATATTATCAGCCTGATGACACAGAACCATTCTATATTAGAGGATATAGTGAGAAAGGATTGGAGATAACTGTATGGGAAGGTGGTGCATTAAAGAAGAAAAGAGTATCAAAGGGTACATTAGGAGCACAAGAGGTAAATGAAAGTGAAACTATTTTCTCTGGAACAAAGATATTCATTAGTGGAAGTTGTAATAGTGATAAGACTATTGCAACAAATTACTTCAAATTAGCTAATAAGGATTATTCAAGAAGATTGAATTCTAATGGATGGGTTCAATTAACAAAGAATAATTCTGAATATATTAGATTAAATACAATTGTTGATAACTATAAAGGTAATAATCCTCATAGTGGATGTTTCTCTTATGATAATGGTTATGAATATATATCAAGATTTGATAGATTGTTTAAATACGCTTATGATAATAATTTAATCAATACTAATTGTTTTACTACTCCAGATGATACAATGGAAGAAATAAATAGTATTGGTTTTAGTGGATTAACTTCATCAAATGGATATAATTACTTTAAATATTTGAATAAGGATGGTAAAGTACATTCATTTGTGACTACAATGGATGTAAATGGCAATGAGATAAAATATGATTTAGATTCAAGTAAATTTATTAGTAGAAATTCAAATTATGATTTTGTGAATCAAAAAGAAAATGCTGATGGTGTAACCAATCAGATTATCAATACTAAGGTAATTGAAATTGATTTTTATTTAAAAGGTGACGATTTCTATTCTACAGAGTTCCAAGAACAAGCTAAGTATATTCAGGATAAGGTAATGCCTTATGTTGAACAGTTAATCCCATCTACAGCTATCGTTAGAGTTAATTTAAATATGAATATATTCAATTGGGTATATGATTATGATACATTGAATGATAATGATGGTGATGAAGGTATTTGGCATAATTATTTCTATTGGAAAGATGAAGGTATATGGGAATCAGGTAGCACGAAATTCAGTAATTATATTGCGCAAGCACAACTGTTAAGAGCTGATATAGATGCAAATAAATCCACCTATGACGTTTCTACAAATACTGATATGGCAATGGCTCAATACATTAGAAGTAAGACATATACAGGAACGACGTGGACCATTGCTTGTGGAACATTAGATAGTACCTTCACATCATATCTTGATACAAAGTATAAGGATTTTGCAACACAATCAACTTTATCATTACCTAATGGAGAGGTTCTTGAATTGCCTCATTTCTGGGCTGCTGTAAATGGTTTATATAATGGTTTTGGAGACCTTTGTGGATGGGCTGGGGATTTGGTTGAATATGGTGCTGATTTACAATCTGATTCAACAATTACATTCCCAAATAGTGGTAGATTCAGTAAATCAGATTGGATTGCAGATGCAGACGCTTATAATATTTATCAATCATATAGTTCTAATATTGTAGAAGGTATGAAAAATTATTATACAAGAACATTATCAGAACAATATAGAATTAACAGTTTCATTACTGAAAAGACTATATATGAAAGATATACAAGCTCTAAAAATTCCATATATTTAAGTGCGCTTGTTATTCAGAAAGGAACAAGTTCAACTTATGTAAAGATGGCAGCTGAAAAGATGCAAGAGTATTTAGATAACAACAAATAATATAACATAAAGAAGAATCCTGATAGAAATAAAATCTATCAGGATTTGTTTTTAATAATTATACTAAATCAAAGAAATTATCATCAATAAACTTTGAAAAATCACTATCCATTGGTTTAGTGTCTTTCAATATAGTTGAAACGAAATCATTAAGAATTTCTTTATCTTCTTTATGATTGGTTTCTTTTTCTTTAGTTGTTTCTTCAATCATTTTAGTAGTTGATTAAAACTTCCTTATTTTCTTTGATATCTTCAATAGATGTAATGGAGAAATCATAATATCCGAAATCAGATGGGATATCAATATATTCATGTGTCTTATTTTCAATATCCCATATAACATATCCATGTTGAGTGATTGATTCTCCGAAATTCTGTTGAATAGGAGAACCTGCATAAACAATCTCACAATCTCCAGCTTTCATTTCCTGTCTTTTGTGAATATGCCCAGCAAATACATAATCACATTCATTGAATGTAGTTGGGTCGTTACCAACATCAGAAATGAATCCATTATAAAGTTTTCCACCAACAATAGAGCCATGATATAAACCAATCACAATGTTATCTGGCTGTTCATTTCGAGCATATTCAATATCAGGTTTATTCATTTCATCATAAATTGAATATAAAGCCCATGTAATGTTATCATCGAACGCAGTTCCACTTTCATAATCAAATACCATATCAAGGAAAACAGCATTGGAAAATTCAGCTGTTTGGAAAATTGCTGTAAGTGTATCAGTTCTTGATGAATTTGATTCAATAAGGTCATGATTTCCTGCAATACATAATACCTTACAAATGGATGATAATTGTCTAATAAATGTAGAAACAAAGACAGACAATTCATTGGTAACAATGTTCTTGCTATGAACTAAATCACCACAAATAACAATTCTAATCTCATCATTACTTAAATTGTTATTACTAACATCTTCCTTAATACTGTTTACTAATTTGTCTAATTGTTCAGCATAGATATCCAACTTTTGATAGGTTGGCACATGAACATCTGCAATTTGATATACTCTCTTAATCATTATTCTGTTGGTTTATAATATAAAACATGATTTTCATCTTCAATAATATTAACTGATTCATCAAATGAATCCATTTGCTCTGGTGTAAGCTCGGCTACATTGCTAATTGTTAAGTATGGAGAATTAAGTCTAAAAACAGGTCTTGTTATTCTTCCATTACAATCAAATTCATTTAATATGTAGCGATTTCTTGTTTTTAAATAATTTTTTATTAAGTTCATTATTTGTTATAGTTTTTGGGTTGAATTTATGAATTGAATAATACCTTTTCTACCATATAATTGAAAGATTTTTGATGGGTCAAGTTCTCTTTCATCTACAGGAATAAAGATGTATCTAATTCTATTTTTTAATCTTCCTTTATCTAACGTCTTGTATAAAGCTTTTGTTGTTTCAATTGCATCTCCATCAAGGAATATATTGATATGTGCATTTGCATTATCAAATAAGGCATGATATAGCTTAAAATCCTCGTTTAATGCTTTCCCCAATAAAGGAATTGAATTAGGAACGACAATGCTATCAAATGGACCTTCAACAAGAGTTATATCGGCATTCCATTGAACCTTATTTTCATTGAAAATAATAGTTTTTCTATCTGCTTTTGCATTATCATACCTTTGCCTCTTAGGATTCTTTGTAAAATCTCTTCCAGTCCAGTAATTAACATCTCCAAATTCATCATATGATGGCAAAATAATGCGATTTGAGAGCTTTTTATTGGTTTCATGGTAAGTTGTAAAGCCAATGTTAAAATCTTCGATTATAGGCCAATCTATAGCCCTTTCTTGAAGGTATTTAAATGCTTTAGTGTCTTGATGAAGTGACTTATCTAATTTAATATATTCATTTGGTAATACAATTTTATTTTCAATGATATCATCATCTTCTCCATAATCAAAAATTTGTTCATTTGAATTAGAATTTATTTTATATAAAGAACTTTTCTTAAATTCTCTAATGCAATTCTTATATTCAGCAAGTAACATAGGAGAACCATACATTCTAATTAGTTTGAAAATGGTACCATGCATTTTATTATCAATACTCGAACATTTCCAACAATTGAAGATTCCACTTGCTAAATTTACTTCAAGATGAAACTTATTCTTTTCTCCGATACCTTCTCTTGACTGGCATCGTGGACAAGAAAATTGTAGCTGATATGATTCATCTAATCCATTTTTTGACTTACCCAAAAAGCAAACTAGAATGTCATACATTTTTTGAATTTCAGGAGCAATCATAGCTGAATTAGAATATTAAATTGTATTACATCACGTTTTGATATTAAATATCGTGTGCAAACGTACATATATTTTTCTTAATAATCAAGGAAATCACGTGTTAAAAAATAAAAAAGCTGCAAATACCTAAGTAAATGCAGCAAGAAATAATATGCTGCTTGATATATTTTAATTTAAATATGTAATTCTATGTTCTGATTTATCCCAATAAATTGTATCATATTCAACACTGTCATCATGGATAGATATATTCTTTGACTCAGGTGTATATTCACCATATTTTTCTTTATTCATTTCAGCAATAGCGCAAACACAAGCATCAGAAGCGTCAAAATTCTCTTTTTTCAATTCGCCATTCTTATCATATATCCAAGGAATTTCTTGAAAAATATCACTTACCTTTTGTTGAATTACAGTCTTTTTATCAACAGTCCAAGGATATGAACCAAATAAAACATATTTTGAATCTTGAATTGCTTTAACAATCTTTTTTGGTTCATATTTTTCTCCATTCTTATTAAACTTACGAATAGCCATCAATTCAGGGAAAGAATACTTTCGCGCATCATAAGAAGATATATAAATAGGAACAACATTGAATGTATTATAGATAACATCACTAATCATTCCATTAAATCTTAATAATGTTGCTACGGTATTTTGATTATTGCTTGAAAGGAGCGGTTCTTCAATGACAACTTTTGTAATTCCAAATTCAATAAATTGTTGAACAAATTCTTCAAAGCACTTTTTCTTTAAGAATAACTCTTCTGTCTTATTTATCTTCTTTTTAGTTGCTTTTGGGTTTATATGAGTTAATTCAATGACTTTTCCGTAATCACTACCATCATTAAGTAAGATACATACACCAATGGTTGCAGTACTTACATCTAAACCCATAATTATTTCTCTATTATTTTGACTTTCTTCCATAACAAAATATCTCTATATAAAATATAATAATTTAAATGATAATTTCAAGTGGCTAATGTAAGAAAAATTAAGAGAAAAATAATTTTTCAATATTTTTTACTATTTTACTTGAAAATACAAAACTAAATGAGTATATTTGCATCAGAATTTTTAACTTTATGGTAAACAGAGCATTGTTAGAGAAAGAAATAAAGGAATACTGTGATATAAATGAGATAAAGGACATTGCAGGATTCATGACACAGTGTTTGTTAACCGGGTTTAATATTCAAAAATATGGTATATCACCAGGAGATAATATTAAAAGGGAATCAGGAGATATACAAATAAACAAAGAAAACAAATCAAAGAAAGAAAAGACGGATAGTCATAAACTTGAAGTAAAGAAACACAAAATTAAAGTCAGAGAAAATGATTGAAATAAGTAAAAAAGGAAAAGTAAAGTTACATTGGAAGGTAACTCCTTATGATTATTCTCCTGAAAAGGCTAAAGAAATCATTGCGCTATTTGCAAAGAAATATGGTCTTTTGAAAGAGAATATTAAATTGTGTGCTGATTTTATTGTAGTTGATGAGAACGGAGAGAATAAATCTATTACTAATGATGTAATAGATAATATTCAAGACCCTATATTCCAAGAAAAATTATTTCAGGAATATATTAAAGTGAATGATGTTAAGAATTATGATTTTGATTATATTCTTTCAATAGATAAGGAACTTAACTCAAAGGTTGACTATCAAGTTTATGATAAGTTTAGAAAGTTTTCTCTTAAATGGATTAAGTTTTCTAATTTCCAATCATACGGTGAATCTAATTACTTTGATTTTACAACCTTAAATGGTATTGTCTTATTAAATGGTGAACCTGCTAATCAAAGTGGTAAGACAACTTTTGCTGTAGACCTTTTGCATTTCTTATTGTTTGGTAAATCAACAAAGGTAGAAACACAAGATGAAATCTTTAATAAGAATCTTCCTGAAGCTACAAATGTAACTGTTGAAGGATGTATTGTTATTGAAGGTGAGAATTATATCATTAAGAGAACACTTTCAAGACCTAAATTGTCTAATAGAAGTGCTAAGAGTAAGGTAACTCAAAAGGTTGAATATTATAGATTAGTAGGGGAGAATCTTGAATCCCTTGAAGATTATGTTGAAGTTGAGAATGGTGTAGATACACGTCAAACAAATAAGATTATTAAGGAATCTATTGGTCGTGAAGAGGACTTTGACCTTATGATGTGTATTACTGGTAGTAATCTTGATTCTCTTATCAATGAAAAACCTACGGATAGAGGTAGATTATTTTCACGTTGGATTGGGTTGCTCCCTCTTGAAGCAAAGGACACATTAGCAAGAGATTATTTTAATAGCTCTATTAAACCTCGCTTATTAACGAATCAA